CTACTATTCTTTTTTCGCCATTGTATGTACCATATACAGCTTCACACTGCCATGTGTACTTAACTCCACTGTCCCTTAAACGCTCAACATAATGTGCGTGTGGAACATAATCACCAAACTTACCAGCTGGTGCTTTACGAACTAACTCCTGTGGAAAAGGAGATAGCAAGTCAACGTTATTAGTCATAACATTCCTTTCTTTATATAAGTTCTAGGAAAGTTGTTTCCCAAAGGAAAGAACAACTTGACTAGAACTAATCTATTCTTCTTCTAAGTCTAATAGGTTACGTAAGTTATGTACACCACGTTCAACTGGTACTAACTTAGTATCACCTTGGTCATTAGTTAATATAAAGTATGGTCTATCACCTAGTCCACTGTACTCTATACTGCTAAGTCTCCATTTAGACTTGACAATTAAGTCATTCATATTATACATTATACCTATATATATTTAATCTATCTTAAATTTACTAAATACTCTGCAGTAACACCCGTGCCTGGCTTAGCAAATAGCAGCCATTGACATGGCCTTCCCATACTTGCAAGCTGTTCTAGTGCATAAGTGTTGTAACTTTCTGTGCTTCCATTAACCCATAACCGTACGTCATTAACGTACATTGTTGTAGGTGTATGAAAATGTCCAGCTATAGCATAGTCAAAGTCTGGCATCAGACCTCTACTAGCTAGTGCTTTCCAACCTAGTAGCTTCTTACCAAAGCCATACCATGGGAATCCTGAGTGTCCCCTGACATTATCACCGTGCCATACAAAGAACTTACATCCTTCGCCTACATCCGCAATGTCGAACCAATGGTTATCACCTGTACTATCAGGAATAGTAAATTGTATTCTGTTATCTTTTTCATACGTCATACTTATTATTTTTCCTAACATTCTGTCAGCGTTACTGTCAGGGTGATAGTCTTTTCTAGCACGTCCACCTAAACTACCGTGATTACCTATAACCCAATGTACATCTACTTCGTTAAAATTTGCTAGTAATATGTCAAAGAACTTTGTCAATATTCTAGGACCGTCAATCGTAACTTGATTGTATAGACTAGCGTCAATAAGATGTGTTTGACCTGGGAATATAAGCTCACCTTCTACTATGTCACCAGCTGCTAACACTACGCATTTGTTAACAGGATGTGCTGAACGTTGTACGTTAGTTAGTTCTACTATCTTATTAGCATACTGAACTACACGTTCTTCAGCTACCTCAGTGTTATAGTCAGGAGTTACTTTAGCTAACTGTATGTCAGAGAGTACAGCAACAGCTACCTCTTCGTTTTTAGTTCGCTTATGTAACTTAGGCTTAGGTATATTAGGTTTGTTCCATGTACGTAAATTAGTAGATACTGCTTGATAGACTGCTTCTATCATATCTTCTTTTTTACGTTTGGCTTTTTCTAATTGCTTAAGTAGTTTAAGGTTATCAGCTTTGAGTTCTTGTATCTTAGTAGATTCAACCTCAGCTAATAACTCTTCTACCTTTTTTTTATTTGGCATGTTCAAGCATGTTTCTAAAGTGATTACGTATTGCAGTCTCACTTATTTTAATATCATACTCATCACGTAATAACCTAGATACTACATAAGGTCTAGGTTTCTTACCTGATACAACCATGTCTTCTATGCCACTCCAGAATGGAGTAGCTTCGTCCGTGATTCGTTCTAATACGCTACTTGTTTTACCAGTTTCTGCTTCTTTCAGCAGTTTGTCTATGTCTTTCATACCTTTCATTATATAGTCATTTGTTATTAATACAAGGACTTACGTAACAGTACAGTGTGAATGTATTCTACTTACCGCATTTCAATCGGTTGCATAGTCAGGTGTTAAATATACTATAGCTTTCTCTATTGATAGTGATTGACCTACCCCGATACTAACGTTTATATTTATTATCGCAGCTATGCCAGTTATACTTTGGCACTGTACTGTACAATGTCTCTTACAAATAACTCCTTACATTATGTGTATTCAAATGTTACATTTAGAAGGTCGGACCGCAGAACCTCAGATTCGGTTCGCCTATCGCAGGCTCCCTCACTTCGGTCTGCTAACCCACCTTCTAAAATGGTACGTGTAGCAGTGTTCACTATAGGTTGATTGTTGACATTAATGAGGTATTACCCGTTGCAAGTTCTCCTTGCACTCTATTCTGCTACATGATACAGCTTTGATTAGTGGAAAGGAACACCAACTCCCTTGCGGGATTACTGTATTCCATACCACTATAGCACTTGATTTAATTTAAGTGCATGTTCCTTTACTTCTTCTATATCTTTTAAGTTAATAATTTTATTTTGTGTACATATATCGTAACAATCTCTAAGCAAATTGTAACCGTTAGAGTGTTCACCTGTACCAAAGACTTTCATATCTGATACCCATATTCTACGTTCTGGCATTTCTGCTAACCAACGTAATGCAGGGCCGTCAACAACGTTACCACCACCAGTGTATTCGTCTAGATATTTATCATCAACACGCATACCATTCTTAGCTATGATATGTAACCAACCTTTTTCCCAGTTACCATTGTACATAGCTATATTAACTGCAGGTAACATCATCATTATTTCCAAGATGTCTTGTCCACTAAATGACATAGAACCTGAAGCGTCAATAAGAATAGTACCACCCTTAACACGTTGCTTTTGTTTGAATATTTTCTTATCCACTAAGTAACGATTAATATATTTAGGATTGTAACCATATTCCATAGGTCTGTATGCACGTCCATGATTAATACGTGAACGTAAATTAACTGACATAGGTGGTGTCATTATTTCCATTTTACCCCATGTACCATGACCTTGTGACGTTCTGTACAACATGTCATGTTGTAAATCAGTACGCATACGTTTTTCTAATTCACTGTTACCGTCAAGATAACCTTGTGTTTCTGTTTCATCATTTTCATCTTCACCTTCACCTTCACCTTCGCCAGGTTGTGGTGGTGGTGCCATGATTTCATCAGGATTAGGTTTGTCTATAAAGTCATTCAGTATTACTGATAACTTTTCTGCTAGTCTTTGTACTTTTCTATATGATGGCCATTGATTCCACCTATGTTCACATACTTTACGTTGAAAGAATTGTGCTGTGTTATGTGCAAACTCTAGTTCACTACGTCTAACAGGATGAAATGATTCATCATTAATAGCTACTTTAAATAAACCTTCTACGTATTCAAATTGTTCTGATTTATCATATGCGCTACCTCTGTTTTTTGAACTCCACGCAGCTAACAAATATAATATAATGTCAGCAACACTACCAGTTTTAACTAACCTTAATACGTCATTAGTAAATTCATCTTTACATTTTAAGTATTCATGCACAGGTAGTTTAGCTTTAGCACCTAATAAATAGTTAACACGTACTTCTTCTAACGCTTCAATAGCATCAGAACGTGTGCCTCTCATGAGTTTACCCATAGTTTTAGGTGACCATTTAGCATGTCCTAACTCATGACGTCTAATCATTCTGCCATGATTAATACCGCAGTAGTCGCATTCCCTATCCATAGGCACATACATTTGCCTATTAAGATTATCTGTACGTGGTTGATTGTCACCTTCTGTTGTTTCTAGAACATGCCAATCATCACCAGTTACAATCTGTGGATATGGATATGCTTTCTGACTATGCATTGCTTAAAGTAATTGCGTCAATAAGTTCTTCAGCTTTATCACCGAATACTAATTTACCTGCAGTTTCTGGAGTAAATCCTTTGTCTTGTAAGTCAAAGAACTCTTTCCATGAACGTACTGATACACGTTCTTCAGGGTCAGTAATTAATGTAGTGTCAGTAATAACTTGATGCCATTCATCTGGAAATTGTTCCATTGCTTTTGGATGTATCGTATCGACATATATTTTTACAGGAAATCTATCCTTTAACGCAAGTGGCAATGATTCAGGTGGACTGTTAGTAGTAGCAACTACTTGAAAACCTTCAGCAGGTTTTACAGTTTCTTTAGATTCATTGTTTAGTGTCAACTGTGCTATGTCTGGGTCATCCAATATAGCATGCAAGAATGTCATAGCGTCAGGACTAGCGTGGTCTATCTCATTGATAACCAATCTAGCACCTTTACGCCATGCTTGTATTGCAATACCATCATGCCATTGAAATCCACCGTCCGCTGAAGGCATATAAAAACCCTCTAAATTAGCAGACGCAGTGTCTTCTGTCATAGTTATTTGATATACATTAGGTTGTCCTTCTAATGTAATAGGTGTGCTTTGTTTTACTGCACTGTATGTTTTACCAGTACCTGGTGGCCCATAGAGTAATACTCTACGTGATTTACCTAGCACTGATGCTATCATTTTCCAACAATCATTATTATTATCCATGATTATCCTTTCTATTCTTGTTCCATATCTGCATTTGATACCCATCTACAATAGATATTAATTACAGAAGTTTCTTTATCTTTTCTTTGTAGTACGTCAAACCTACCTAAATCTTTTAGGTGGCTTATGTTATTCTGTCCAAAGGACATTATGTTTTTAGCTGTACCGCTAATCCATTTCTCACTAGTACCTATTACATACCATGTATTAGGTGTAGCTAACAACACTTTTACTTTATCGTCAGTAAGTAACCGTGGCGCTCTACCTTTACCTGCGTTATCAGGCTTAGGTGGTGTAGCTGCGTACATATCATCAGGTAACATCATCATCTCCTTTCAAGTAATTTTCTACTTCGTTACCAATATTTTCAGTGATGTTAATTATGTTATCGATAGTCATATTACGTAATGCATTATCGTCAACAGTTAGATGCGCTTGTATAGATGTAGGTTCCATTAACATCCAATGTTTAAATACATGTCTATCAAGAAACCCTTTATATACTCTGTCAAGTTCTTGTGTACTCATACCTTCACGCATTTCTGGATTATGTGAATGCCAGTCTGTAGCAATTTCACCTCTTTCAATGTCTAATATTTGTTTAGCTCTAACGATACTGTCCATTGTAGATATTGCCCATACTTGTATAACCCATACGTCAGGTTCTTCGTCAAACGCTGATGACTTGTCATTATGACTATCAAAACCAGCGTAAGCAAACGTGACTGTATATTGTTTACGTTCTAATGCGTCAACTTCTTCTATCTTATTCATCTGATTCCTTTCTGTCTGAATATAAAAGCTACTCAGACAGAAAGGAAGCAGGGTTGCAATGTATCGATATGATAGTTCCTCTCTGTCATAAGTAGCTTGTAACACACAAACTTCGTGTATGCCTTGGTTCGTTATCATACTTTGAGTACTCTAAGCGATAGGTCTATGTGCTACAAGCTACCTACATTATGGTTATCACTTGCGTGACACTTGTATAAGGGGGTACAAGAATGTAAATAGCTTTGCGTTATCTTACCATATCATCTATCATTTTTTTTGTAGATGATAAAGCGTCTCTGAAATCATCATAGACATCAGTTGTTTTATCATCAGTCCATGGATAATTAGTTTGTTCTGAGTCGTATTCAAACTCAGTTAAATGTGTGTTAATAATATTTAATTTGTAGTCTCTTGCTATGTCATTAAGTAACATGAATGGTTCACCCCATGCACTGTCAAAGGCAAGCTTGACTTCTCTTTTATTATCTTTTGTTGTGTCTTCTAATACTTGCGTATCACAGTCACCCCATTTAGTACCCCAATTACGATACTGCCAGTCAAGTGATTTGTATGTGCCATACTTATCAATTAACTCTTGTTTAGTTATATCCATCATTGGTCGTACTGTACCATCATCATCTTCATACCATACGTCATAAGATATGTCGTCAATAGTACGTCTACCTTCACGTATCTTTTGTAGTTCATCTGGTATTGGTTTTGTTTTTGTTAGTTTATATGTTATTTCGTTGTCGTCATTAGTAGTTATATCATTCATAAGTTTATTGACGTCATCAATATTACCTGTAATTTCTATAACATTATTTGTCCAATTAGGCATTCTTCCTCTCTTTCTTAAATCTAAATTCCATTTGTTCATCTATGTAACATTCATCACACATTAGATGCTTAGTACATTCGTTATAAGGACATGCTACCATTTGTTTACTTCCTTATCCCATTGTTCTTTTGACATGCCAGTCATGGCTAATTGTAAACCTTTGAATAAACCAATTAAGTCTTCAGCATATACATCTTTAACAGTATCACTTCCTTTTTCAACACTATCAAATGTTATATTGAATGTGTCAAACCATGTATGATGTACTGTTATTGACATTGGTTTTTTATAATAATTATCTATAACTATTCTAAGTCCGCCTCTGCTTTCACTGCTTTCGTCTATATCTGTTAGATGTGCATTGTCAAAATCAAAGTCAACAATTTCCATATATGCTTTGATAGCGTCAGCACTATCAGTATATTGTCTCATAATTTCCCTTTCTTTATTCTGGTTCTGTCTGCTGGATATATAAGCTTACCAGCAGACAGAGACAGAATATTAGAATGCGTTATCGAACGCACTTTCGTTTAACATATTGTCATTAGCTATTCCTAACGCTTTACAGTCAGCGTTACCTAAGTCAGTACTTTGGTTGTCATAGAAGTCAGTAATTCCTTGCGCCAATCGTTTGTTAATGAAACTCATGTCGTCAACACTTAGGAATTTACTTAGCGTGTCTAACGCTTTACTAACTTCCTCTACTTGTACATATTTCATATGTTATTCCCTTTCATTTTGTTAATAAAGTTTATATAAAACATACTTATATAAACTTCACTCACCCTACACATATCGCATAGGGTGTGTGAAATCTACCTAGTAAGGTGCAACTTCCTCCATAACTTCAGTAACTTCCTCAGTTACTTCAGTTACTACTTCAGCTACTGGCGTAGCCTCAGTTTTGTTTTGATTAACGAATGCTGTAGGACTTTGATTATGTAATGCCCATAATTTGTCCTCTATTTCTTTCTTAGCTTTCATTAACTCAGCTACTTGTGGTTCATCTTTATCTAGATGTAACCATGTAGTTTTAGCTCCGCCCTTGTTTTTAGAGAAGTAATGAATGCGTGGTTGTTGTGAACCGTCAGTTATTAACTTGCCAGTTACCCCGCAAATTACTTCGTATATTAATTGTGCCATTATATTATCCTTTCTTACGTTATCTTATACAATGGTGATATATTATATATATCTGTCAGCTTTCTGACTTTTAAGTCAGCAGAAAGCTGTCAGATATATACTATAAAGCTAACGCTTTACCAGTATACATTTGTTCTACTGCGCATGGTTCGCATAAATTGCTCCATGCTTTGATGTTATCATCTATAGTATTATTACAATATTCACACATATTTTATTCCTTTCTATATATAAATATCTATCAGCACTCTGACTCAAGAGTCAGCAGAGTGCTGTTAGATAGTTATCTAAATAGTAATTTTAACTGTTGTATTGTATTCGGTTGTCTCTTTGAGACTTCCCATACAGTTTCGTCACTCAACAACACTTTTGTATGGCATTGCCCTTTGTGTATGTTAAGTGGGTAACTAATACCATTTTTCGCATTACGCTCAAAATGTGTATCTCTTTTGAATACAATAGGATATAAGCAAACGTTACATGTTTTCTTATGTTTCCATTGGTCTAAGTTATTCATTAGTTTCCTTTCTATAACTTATTACTATCTGTCGGATACAGACTTTTAAGTCTGCTGTATCCTACAGATAGTTATGTTATCTAATGTTTAATTCATCATCTCCAGCCAAACATTTGGTGGCGGTGGATTATCGTTACGTTTAAACCAGATATATTTTCGTATACGAAATCTATATCTTTTAAACGTACACTCTATTGTAAATACGTACCAACGTAATTTATTAATCATAGTACATCCTTTCATTTCATCTGAGACTAAAGGATTACATTTAAACTATATATCCCTCTATATTAAAACATATAGTATCTGTATCCTTCTGTCTCAAGAGACAGCAGAAGGATATGGATACTATATAGTATATATTTTACATTAGGTACTTTAGTTCTTATGTACAGTCTTACATTGACTACCATATGTCAACCTTGACGTCTCTCTTATAGTACGTAAGGTCTAAAAAATATACTGGTAATTCAGTAGAAACCCAGTAAGAAAGGGCGTTAGCGGGCATAGACGTTATTGAAGCTAACTAAACCTTTTCTTAAGTCCTTGGGTACTGCTTTTGTCTTTCTAGTGTACTGTCTTGCCAGTCAGCAGCTTTCTGCATCCCGATTGCACCTTCACCTGTAACAAATTACTTGTGTTTAGTGTTTGTAATTAAGTTGACTATAGCATATAATTCTCACTATACAAACATCTAATGAAAGATAGTTAAATAATGGTCGATACACCCAAGAATGTAGTCTGTATAGCAGAGGGTTGCAGGAAGAGATTAAAGGGTAAACAACGTAAATTTTGTTCCCCTACCTGCCAAAAACGACAGTTTGCAAGAGACAAGTATTATAACACGCAAGATGACGTAAAACCTATTAATATAGAACGTAAGTCTGATGAAGGCGACTACGCCTCTATCAGAAGAGGGCAGTATTACCAAGCTTTCGTAAGCGAAGGTATAGCTGATGAAGTTGCAACTGGCGACATGACAGTGGCACACGCAGCTTCCCTCCTTGGTTGCACACCTGCTACTGTCAGTCGCATGCTTGGTGCATTTAAAGTAGATAGTAGAAACGAAATAGCAGCAGAAGATTGGGAGTTATCAGAGGATGCTAAGTCTGCATTAGAAAATTTTTCCGACTTCCGACAAAGATACTTTAGAACAGAACTAGGAGAAGTATACGACACCGCAGATTTTCATACTGAATGGATTAATAACATTATAGATAGTATAGAAAACGGTAAAGAGTTATTAATACTGTCACCCCCACGACATGGAAAGACTGAATTATTAATACACTTTGCTGTTTATCAAATATGCAAAAACCCTAACGTACGTATTATGTGGGTAGGTGGTAACGAAGACATTGCTAAGAACGCATTATCTGCTGTACTTGATGTATTAGATACTAATGAAGAATTAAGAGAAGCATATTGTATGCCTGGTACAAACTTTAAACCAGACAATAGGTCAGGTAAGAACTGGTCACAAAATCAATTTACTGTAGGTACTAGAACTGTTGCAGGTATTAAGTCACCTACTATGGTTGCTGTAGGTAAAGGTGGAAAGATATTATCAAGAGACTGCGATATTATTATTGCTGACGACATTGAAGACCATCAAACAACTATGCAACCTGGTGCAAGAGAAAGTACAAGACAATGGTGGACTACAACATTATCAAGTCGTAAAGAGGAACATACTGCAATAGTAGTTATTGGTTCAAGACAACATCCTGATGATTTGTATAATCATTTACTTGAATCAGATAACTTTACAACTATTGTTGAATCTGCACACGCATTAGATTGTGATATACCAGAACATTTAACTGAGGAACATATTGATTGTATGTTATGGCCAAGTAAACGTACACACAAATGGTTAATGTCTAGATTACATTCTGCTGAATCTACAGGTGGTAGACAAACATTTGAAATGGTTTATTACAATCAAGCATATGTAGAAGGTACGCAAATATTTACTATGAACATGATTGACCAATGTATGCGACCTGACTTAGTACTAGGACAAGTATATAAAAATTTATATTTAGTTGCTGGACTTGACCCTGCATCTAGTGGTTACCAAGCAAGTGTATTGTGGGGTATAGACCAGTACAGAGGTGAATTATATTTAGTTGATTTAGAAAATAAACGTGGCGGTGGTGTAAGAGCTGCATTAGACCAAATGGCTATATGGTTACATGAATACGATTGTAGACATTGGATAGTAGAAGAAAACGGATTTCAAACTGCTATACGACAAGACGCATCTATAAAAGAATTTACTTTACGTACAGGTATAACAATACAAGGACATATGACAGGTAAAAATAAACATGACCCATTGTATGGTGTTGGAGCTATGGCTGATTTGTTTGAAAATAGAAGAATACATTTACCTACTGGTGATGGAGAATCTAATGCAAAAGTACAGAAATATAGGCAACAACTGTTATACTTTGATGGAAAACCTGTTTCTAAAAGAAACAAAGAGAAGACCGATATAGTTATGGCTAGTTGGTTTCCAATGAAAGTTTTTAGACGTATGCAAAAAGAGCATGCTGCTGATATAGGGTTAGACTACAATCCTAGTTATGGAGATTATAAGATGACAAAAATAAATGAGGCACCTTGGGGATAGAAAATCTAGATATAAAAAACTATGATGAAATAGTTAAAAATGCAGCTGAACTTGTATCAGGTAAATTAGTACAAGAACGACAAGTACAGAAATCTAGAATAAAAGCAATTCTTAATGGTGGTGCAGATGGTATAAAAGCTTTACTAGGTAATACAATGGAAACAAGTGATGCTGATTTATTACCAGCTCCTAACATGTTGCAATCTGGTATTGACCGACTTGCACAAAAAATATCTGGAATACCTCAAGTTAGAGTAGATGTACCTAACGATAATGATTCAAATAGAAGTAAAATACGTGCAGAAAAATTAGAACGTATTGTTTCTAACTATGATGATAAACAAAATTTATTAGCACAAATACAACAAGCTGCAAGATGGCTACCTGGTTATGGATTTGCTGCATGGGTTATTACAACTAAAAGAGATAAGAATGGTTTCTTTTATCCTAGTGCTGAACTAAGAGACCCTTATGATACATTTCCAGGTAACTTTGGTCCTGACCAACAACCTAGAGAAATGGCAGTATTAAGACGTGTACCTAGATATAAACTAGCACAGATATATCCAGAGTTTGCAAATGAAATATTAAAAAAAGATGAAGATGCTGAAGAAGCAACACCTGATACTGCTACACCATTTTTATCTTATGAAAACAATAGAGAACAAGGTTGGGAAGACAATACATATTCTGGTGTAAGAATTATTGAATATTACGACATGGGTGGTACTTATGTTGTATTCCCAGAACGTAACATGATACTTGACTTTATACCTAATGTATTATCTACACCACCTTTTGTATTTATGAAGAAAGTTTCTTTTGACCAACTAAAAGGTCAATACGACCATGTCATAGGATTAATGGCTATGATGGCAAAGATTAACATAATGTCTGCAATTGCAATGGAAGATTCTGTATTTACAGAAACTAACATATCTGGAGAGATAGAATCAGGACAATATAGAAAAGGTCGATTTGCTGTTAATTATCTAGCTCCAGGTACACAAGTTTCTAAACCAATGAACAATATGCCATATCAATTGTTTCAACAAATAGATAGGTTGGAAAGACAGTTGCGTATGGTAGGTGGTTACCCTGTTACAGATGACTCACAGTCACCTAACTCTTTTGTTACTGGTGCTGGTTTGTCAGAACTTAATAGCACTATGTCATTAATGATATCTGAATATAGAGATGTTATTAAAAATGCTATGGTTCAAATGGATGAGAAACGTTTAGAAATGGATGTTGTATTATCTTACACTACAGGTGTTACTAAAAAACCTATGGCAGGTTTTCTTAATGGTTCTGCATTTGCAGAAAACTACCAACCACTTGCTGATATTGGTGGTGACTACAAAACAAGACGTATCTATGGTGTTATGGCTGGTTTTGATGAACCACAAAAAATTGTAACTGGGTTGCAATTATTACAAGCAGGTGTTATAGACGTAGAAACCTTACAAGATAATATTGATGGTTTAGAAAATATAGCAAAAGTACAAGAACGTATACGTAAAAACAAAGCTGAATCAGTATTATTTGACAGTATATTAGCTAGGTCTGCACAAGGTGATGCTGCAGCTACTATGGCTGCAATAGCTATTTATGAGTATCCTGGAGCTGTAACAGAAATTATGAAACAGTTCTATACTCCACAAGAGCCACAGATGTCACCAGAGGAAGAAGCTATGATACAACAACAAATGATGCAACAGCAATTAGGAGGACAAGGTGGATTACCAACTATGGCACAGGCATTTGGAATATAAAAGAATGCAAGATTATTTTGATGTAGAGTTTTGGGATATCGTGCATGAAGAGTACGGTGTAACAGATGAAATGGATATACTTTCAGAGAATGTATTAGAGATAATAACTCCTATGCCTGGAGTAATTGTTTTAATAACAAAGGAATTTCATAATGGCAAAGAATCGTAATAGAGGCGGATACAGGCAACCAAATAAACCAGCTGCAGTAGCTACACCACAAGGTGGGCAAAGAACTGATGGTGGACCAGGAAGCAGTAAACAACCTCTTAGAAGATTACCTGATGCTGATTATGGACAAAATAAAGCATTTGTAGAACAACAACAAGCAGCACCATTACCTGTTGCACAAACTATGGATGCGTCTCCTAACGTGTTTGTACCTACAGAAAGACCAGGAGAACCTGCTACAGCAGGAGTTCCTTTTGGTGAAGGACCTGGTCCTAATAAAGTACAAGATAATGTAGATGCAGTATTGAATGCAATATACGAATTAAACCCATCTCCTGTTGTTTTAGAAATAATAAACAATAGGAACAACTAATGGGTTTCTTTACATATGACCGTAACTCTTACTATGACTATTTAAAAGGTACAAAAAGAGACGAAAACCAAAAAAATCAATATAAACCTTTATTACAAGATACGAATATAGAAAAGAATCTAACTGATTTAGTAGAAACATTTCCAGAGATACCTGCTGATATGGCAGTACCTATGGCTATGCAAGATATAAATGTTGATTATGAAGCTAATAAAGAAATTGCACAAGAAGTAGTTAATACACGTATTTATGATGAAGTCAAATTATGGAATGAATTACAAGATACATACAGTTATGAATCTATAGAAAACAATATGAAGATGACTGTATGGGATTTAGTTACTGGTGGGTTTGCACCAGGAGGAGCTAAACCAGGAGATGTACAATACGGTGTGTGGCTTATGGCTGGTTTGGATGCATTATTTCAAACAGTGGGTCCATCAGGTAAATGGTCTGTTATAAGTTCTGCTGTAAATGCTTTAGCACCTGGACAACCTATGAAAGTAGGTAGGTCACAAGCATATTTAAGAGACATACGTGAATACGATAAATTACTTAAACAAGGATACTCAGAACAAAAAGCACAAAGTTTATTACAAATTGATTTGTCTAATACAAATGTTAAAGGTTTAGGTGAAGAACTAGGTGGAGTAGATAATATTAAAAAATATATAGACATGGTTGGCGAAGCACACAAAATGGGTGGTGAACCTGTACTTGCTGCTATGTGGCGTAATGTTGTACAAGGTAAACCATTAAACTTTGATAGAGCTACTAAGTTTACTTTAGAAGCTGTTAAAGCAGAAAACACTCCTTACTATGTAGATTTAACAACAAAATATGGTATGTCACCTGAAGAAGCATCTGCTTTTATATATAAAAATATAGGAGAACCTATTAAAGAATTTGATGAAAATGGTGAAATACATTACACATCAAAACAAAATCCTAACAAAATAAATTTTTATGCAGGTAGAGCAAGACAAAGGTATTTTTGGGCAGGACAAACAAAACAAGATTATTACAGACCTGAATGGGCTAATAAAAATATATTAATGGAATACTCTCCAGGTAAAATAACTGCAGCAGAAGTTTATGAACCTGGAACAAAAGCTTTTAATATTATGTCTGGTCTTGTAGATGCTAGTTATCAGTTAGTACCTGAGTTATTTGCTGCTAAAGGTGTAAAAGGTTTTAAGAATTTAGGCAGAGGATTAAGAGGAATTAATCCAGCATTAGAGTCAGTAGAGTTAGGTAGAATTAAACAAACTGGTAAAAGTATAAAAATATCTCCAAGAGCGCAAGCTGATGAAATACTTAAATCAGTAGGTGATGAAATAGATGGTGTTACTGGTACAGGTAACATGTCTAAATACGTAGATGAAGATGGAAGATTTATTAAAGGTAAAGAATATAAAAAAGATTACAGACAAACTAAAAAGTTTCTTAAAAAACAAAAAAGAGAAGCTACTTTATTTGGTAGAGTTCCTAAGTTTTATCAAGAAACTGCAGATGAAATACTTAATAAACCAGAAAATATAAATTTTTTTAAAGCAATAGCTGACGAAGATAATGTATTTTTACTTGATACTAATACAGTAACTAGAGATTTACCTATGCAAATTAGAGATGAGTTAGCAGAGGTAGATGACTGGAAACAAGTACAAAGTATATTTGGAGATATGATTAGTTCAAGTGGTTATGCAATTAAAAACGAAATTGGACAAGTTATTCCTTATACACTACCAGGTCGTTTGTTACCTAAGACAGGTTCTTTAACATTAAACAAAATACTTAGGCAAACAGGAATTAATCCAAATGCTGCTTATAGAACGTTTGGTAGTTTTGCTGGTGAAAATTTAAGAAGAGTAAGACAAAATATATTTCCTGTTAGAAAAGGTAAAAGGTCACCAAAAAGATTAGTTAGGGTAGATGAGTTAACAGAACCTATTATAGACAAAATGGATAGTGTTGGACGTATGAGACAACTTAAATATTCATACAAAGAAGCAGGTATGCCAGATATGGAACTACCAGAGTTTGAAAGATACTTAGGTTTTAGTTCTAACTTTAACTCTAGTTATAATCCATGGTTTAGAAAAATGTTAGGTGTTGTTCCAGATATGGGTGTACCTTTACATAACATAGAAGTAGGTAGAAGACAATTATCTTCTCATTTACAAATACTTGGATATGATGCTTTAGAAGCTAACAAAATATTAAAAGAGTTTTCAAAAATAGACGGAATGGACAAAAGAGCTATTAGAGATTTTACAAGTGAACAATCTTTAAGAGATTTAGCATTTGTAAAAGCTAAAGGTGGTAACTGGAAATATGTTGAAAGAGCCGTTAGAGAAATTTTTGAAGGCCAAGATAAAATGAAAATTTATGCTACTGCTACAGGTAGTAAAACACTACCTAGTACAGCTGATGGTTTTAATGCTTATGAAATTATAAGTGATGGTAATGCAGTATTTGCTAGTGGTAGACATATGCAAGCTATGACAGCTTCTTTGTTTAGTGAAATGGTAGATAATGTAGCACCATTACTTGATTATAGATTAGTAGATAGAGCAATGCGTAAAATGTTTAGACCTTACGAAGAACTTAGTCCAAATGTTTTTAAAGAAGAAAGTTTTTTATATGATACAAAACAATTTATTAAATATTTAAAACCTTGGGGTGACGATGTACCTAATCCATTTGAAAAAGGTGTATTTCCTGTTAAAAGGTTAGAAGAAAACTTTATTACAAACTTAACATCTTTTTATACAAGAAATATATTTAAACCTTTAGTACTTATGAGATTTGCTTTTTTTACACGTGTATTTATGGAAGAACAAGCACGTATTGCTGTTAAAGGTTTATCAGGTTTATATAACAAACCACATGAATATCTAGCATGGGTATTTGCACATAATCCAAATAGTAAAGCTGGAGCTGCTTTAGAAAAAATATCACTAGGTACATGGAGTAGAGCTAAACAAAATGATGATGCTGTAGAGTTTTTAATGCAAGAAGAAGTAATAGAAGCTATGCAAAAATCATTTAGACCTACTGATTATTTTGAACCTAGAAGTAGACAAAAACAAAAATATACAGAATATAAAGCATTTAATAAATCAGAACTTACTATTGAAGAAATTACAGAATCTATATATGCAGAGCTTAGACATTTAAGAAATGACCCTCTTGCACAAAAAGTTGCAGAGTATGGATACAATTCACCTAAATTAAATGAATGGTTAGTTAGTGCTGCAGGTAGAGAAGCTAGATTACAATTAGTAAGATATGGTGGTAGTGAATTTTCTGAAATATTAAGAGATGGTTCTAAAACATTAGACCAACATATTCAATATTTAGAATCAAGAATACGTATATCTTCTGGTGGCAAAGTTGTAGAAGGTAAAGATATTTTTAAACAAGCAGATGGTACCTATGTATATGCATTAAGAGCAAATGTTAATACAGGTAGTGGAGATATTAGACACGCTATTGCACATGGTAAATTAACTAAATATGGTGGTTCACCTACAAATAAAAAAGATGTTTTAGAGTTTTATAGTACTGAAGCTAATTTACTTAAAAGTTTTAAAAAGAAACCAGTTATTGATGAACTAGCTAAATATTATAACAAAACAGATGGATTAGACCCTGGTATGATGACTGTTCCTAAATACTTTGGACCAGATGCAGATACTAAAAATTTCTTAGGACAATTACAAGATGGTGTAGATGTATTTTACCAAGTTGTATTTGACCACTTAATGACTAAACCTATAGGTATTCTTAACCGTTCTACTACATTTAAACAATTTAGATGGATGTATATTGGAGAACGTTTTCAAGACTTTAGTGTTGCTTTAAGAAAACAATTTATACAAGAAGCTAAAGATGCAAAGATACCTAAAAGAATTATTGATGAATTAGAAGGTGCTGCAAACTTTTATAAACCAGGAAAAATTAAAGATTACGAAGCTATGAATATAGAAAGTAAAGCTTATGGTTTAGCTGGAGTTAAAGAACTTTTATATGACACAAGGAAAAGACATACAATATCAGATAAGTTAGTTAATGTATTTCCTTTCGTTGAAGTATGGTTTGAGGTTGCACAAACATGGGGTAAGTTATTAGCAGAAAGTCCTTATGTTTTAAGAGGTGCGCAAGTATCTGTTAGGGGTGGTTCTTCTGCAAATGCACTAGGAAGTAGTTCTAATGATGGATTTATAACACCAAGTCCTATGGACCCTAATGAAGATATGTTTGTAATGCCTTTTGGTGGATATATGTCAAACATGATATTTGATGCAGAAGATGGAGAATCTAATGTAAAAATATCACCTAGAGGTTATTTACAAGGTGTTAACTTATTAGGTCAAGGTTTTGTACCTGGTCCTAACCCTATGGTAGGTTTTGCTTTAAGTAGAGTTTTACCAAGAATAGAAACAGCTAGTACAAAGATGGGTGCTAAATATGGTTGGGCAAATGATTTAGAAAAAAGAATATTTGGCGATTTCCCACCTCCACAAGAAATCCAAGATGTATTTGCTATATCACCTGTTTATAAAAAACTAGGTGCTTGGTTAAAGAGTGATGATAGTTTTGATGTTATAAACGATAGTAGTTCTGAAATAGAACGTATGAGAGCTAAAGCTACTATTGATTTATGGAGATGGGGTGTATCTTCTGGTGAGCCTGAAAGATTATACAAAGAAGGTAAATTAGATAGTTACATACAAAAATTAAATCCTGGTATGTCTTTAAATGAAGTTAATCAAGGACACATAGAAGATGCTTATTTAGAGTGGGCTAAAGTAAAATCTGGTGATTTATTCTTTTATCAATTTTTATTTCAATTTTTTGGTCCTACTGGTATGCAACCAGAATATTTTGTAGATGATAAACAAGGTAATTTATGGGGACAAGCAGTACTTTATGAAGAGTATTTAAGAATTAGAGAAAAAAATGATGGTAATGATACAGCTACATACAATGAGTTTTTCCAACTTTATGGTGTAGAACATCCTTATATGATGTCACCTAGGTCACAATCAGAAGTAGGTAAACAACCTTACAGTGAAAGAGTACAACAATTTCAAAAAGAAAACCCAGAAATTTTTGACAGTTTAAAAATAAGTGGTTACTACTTAAACATAGATAATCCATATGAAGAAAAAAATTATAGTGATATTGTAAGAGAAAAGAATTTATTAAGTCCTGACCAGTACAGAAGAAATGTAAATGATACTATTGGTTTTTTTAGATATAAAACCTTTACAAAAAATCTTGACAAAGTAGATATACCTAATCAACAAAAAACATTACTTAAAAGAATGTACAGAGAAGACCTTAAATTAATACTTCCTGGATTTCAAGCAGATGAATATGGTTTATTATCACCACCATCTACAGAATCTATATTTAATGAAATGAGAACTAAATGGATACAAAATCCTGCTGTAATGGAATTAGAAGCTGGTAAAGGTTTTGCTGAAGCATTAAAATATTGGGAAGAAGCAGAAGCAATATCTGTAGCATTGTCACCTTCTAGGTCTAAAGATTGGTGGTTAACATCTGATAGTGCAAAAGCTAAAGGATTACGTATATGGATGTATAATAAAGCTAACCTAGTAATAGAAAAATACCCAGAGTTTTGGCCTGCGTGGAATGGAGTTATGTTAAAGTTATATAGAGATGACCAAGAATACTTGGATTATTTACCAGAAGGATAGTAAATGTTTAAAAAACTAGGAGAATTATTTAGAGCTTTTGTTAATACTAGACAACTAAGTATTGAACAAGATTTACAAGTAGCAGAAGCTTTAGATAATACAGAAACTAGAAAAGATTTTTTTGAGTGGGTTGCTACAAATTTTGATTTTCTTAATTTTGATAAAGATGCGCCACCTCTTATAGCAACTGCTGAAACAAGAAAAGAAAAAAAAGAAGCTTTAGAAGAATTATATTCTAATGAGGGTTATGAAAATGCTAAACAAGAATTTTTATCAGGATATAATTCAAATGAAGAACCTGTTAGTGATACTAAAAAAGTTGCAGCAGATACTGGTGGTAATGTTTCTGCACCTGTAGAAATAAAAGATACTACTCCTATAAGTCAAACAGTAGGTGAAACTACACGTAGACGTAGAGAAGGTGAAACACCTATTGTTCCTACTGAACAACCTACTACAGGTGGTCAAACTCTTGATACAAGTACTTATAAAAGATTACAAGAACTTGGTATATTAGGTAATGAAGCTGCAACATTGCAGTATATTGCAGACAATGAAGGAAGATTAGAAGCAGAAGAAATTGCATTTTTATATGCAGCTGCAGGTGATGCACCACTTAGACCTAAAACTGATGGTGAAACAACTTCTCTGGTACCTTTTACTGGGCATTTTATTGGAGTACCTTTATCAGATATTATTGATAACTATGCTAGTCAAGGTCCTGGTGGTGAGATAGAACAAATTCAATTGTATTTAGAACAAAATGGTATAGTTAGTCAAAATTATTTTGCACAAAGTCGTGGTGAACCAAGTGAAGAACTAAGACAAGTCATTACACAAGTTATGAAATGGATTGATATGAATATTTATGCTGTAGAAGGTACAGCATTATATGATGAAATTATGAATGAAATGACAGGTTCTCCTGTATTCTTTACAAAAAATCAAGAATTAAATGGAGACTTTAATTTTGCTAGACAATTGTTTAATTTTGGCCTTAAAGAAATGGCTGAGAATGCACAGATATACGAAGCATACCAAGAAGCTGAATACGCTAAAGAAATAGGAACACAATTTATTCCACCAACACAAGCTAAATTAGAAGATATGGTAGAAGGTTATTTTGAAGATAAATTAAATAGACCACCTACAGATGAAGAATTAGATTTATGGTCTACAAAATTTGCTGAAAGTTATTCAATGTCTTTTAGAGAAGCAAGAGCTAAAGCTGAAGCGTATAACAGTTACAACTTTTTATTGCAACAACCAGAAATTGGTGCAATGGGACAGATAAGTAATGATGCACAAGCACAAGCACCTGGTACAGGTAGTGTAGATTTATCTGCATTTAGTTTTAGAGAAGCAGAAGATATACAAGAAGAAATGTTTGAAGATGAATTTGGTGCAGGTATAGATGCTGCTGAAAAAGCTGTAGATAAACAAAAGTTACAACATGATATGTTTAGACATTTATTAGGAAGGAGAGGTTAATGGTAGATAAACCTAATCCATTAGAAGACCCATTAGAAGACTATGATGGACCTGCTTATGACGCACAAACACAAGATAGAGATATACCAAGATATGAAGATATACCAGGTAGAGATATTCCTATTGAAGATGTTCAACAAAATATTGCAAATGAAATAGATAAACAATCAGGTCAGCCTGGTATGGGTATGAAAGCATTAGATTTGGCAGGTAAATTAGCTGGACCTGTTGATGAAACATTAATAGCAACATTAACAAAAGGTATTCCTAAATTATTTGCAGGAACTGCATTAGCTGGTGCTGCAGCAGTAGGAGGTAGTGCAATAGCAACAGGATTAGTGTATATGACAATAGCTAACTTAGCAATAGCTGGTATAAGAGGTGCAGGTACTTTTGCTAAAGAGTACGGTGGTGATACTTCTAAAGCAATAGATGCAATACTTGCAGGTGAAATACCTGAAAAAAGTGCTGCTGAAGCAATGAAAGAATCTCTTGGTGAAGGATTTGGAGAGTTTACTAAACAAATGGAATATGACCCTTTTTATTTTATAGTTGATAAAACTATTTTACAACCAATTTTTGGTAAAGACCAAGGTATTATTATAGAAAAAGGGATGGAAGGTATACAATATTTATTTGGTAATAAAAAAGAAACTAGAAAATATAAACAATACGGAGTTGATTACTAATGGATATAAAATCTGATTGGAAAGGTACAGAAATAATTTATGTTGAAGGTGTTGGTTATAAAATATTAATTGACATGGGTGAGTTTCAATATGTACTAGACACACCAGAAGACATAACTTTATCTGATTTAAGTGATTATTCAGACATGCGTGATAATCCTAAAGCTACTGATGAAATAGAAGTAATGGCTAGGCTTCAATATCTAGGACCTGGTTCTGTTATGAGTGAAGATAAATTTAAAAAAGGTTACTACAAAAATGACATATTAGTTAGTGTACCTATGGATGTATTTGTAATTGGTGGTAATGCATACGAAACTGCTAAAAATTTTCTAGAACAAATAGAAATAGCACAAGAAGAAACTGTTAACAAGTTATATCATGACCCTGAATATATACGTGAACTAGGTGGATATTATGTATCTAATGGTGGAGATTTAGAAAAAGCTATAGTTGCTTATGAAAGTACAGCAGAATATGGTGCTGTATTAGAAAGATTAGGATTAACCCAAGACCAAGTTGATAAGTTTAACATGGTAGATACTAACCCTGTACAATATAGAAAAAATTATCAATTATATTTTGAATCTTTTAAAAGAACTGCAAAAAAAATGTATGGAGATGTACTACCTGATAGTGTACTTGGTTTCCTTGCAGATAAAACTAGAAGTGGATATTTTACAGAAAAAGAAGCAACAGACCAAATACAAGGTATATTTGACCCTTACTCAGGCATTACTGTACATAAAGGTATTACTGCTTTATTAGATGGTGAAGATATACAATATACAACAACTATGGAATCTGAAGCACAAACTTTACTTGATACTTATTTACCTTCTCATTTACAAGGAGAGTATGATGTAAGTTATATTGCTGGACAAATGAGAAATGATTCTACTTTTCAAAATCGATTTATAGAAGAATTAAAAGATGTACGTTATTCTAGTTACGATATGTATGATAGAAATATTAACTGGGCTAGTATTATTGCAAACAAACAAACACTTGCAAATAATATATTAGGTATGCAATTAGAAAGTGATGACCCTTTACTTGATGAAATAGTAAAACTAAATGATTACAGTAAAGAAACTGAACGTTTACGTGAATATGGTTTAGAAACTGGAAATAATAAAGTAAGAACTGATATAGCTAATGCAATGTTTAGAACATTTGGACAAGGTATAGCAAGCAGTAGGAGTTATGCAGGATAATGCCATTTAATTTAGTAGGACAACAAGTAACAGAAGCAGTTAATAATTCAACAGTATTTTTATTACCTCCTGGTCAAATTACATTTGAAGTTGATGGTGAGCAAGTATCATTAGTATCTGGACAAGATTATGTTAATCCAGGTACAAAAGCAGATGGTACTAATGGTACTGCATATGTATATAAAAAAGGTTCTACTAAACCTAAACCAAAAGATGATAATGATGGTAGAACAATAGATGAAGGTACTGATATTGCTAAATCATTATATTCTTTTTTACCACCTGAAGTTGTTAATGAATACGCTAAAAACTGGGTAAAATCTGGTGACGCTAATGTTGCTATGGGTATGACTAGACAAACTAAACCTTGGAAAGATAATTTTGGTAAATTAATGCGTGATGATGGCACATTAATTATGGATGAGTTATCTTTTATAGGTGTTAAAGCATCATATAAACAAACATTATCAGAGGTAGGAATAAATGATTTTTCAGATTTTGAAGATGAATTTGATGACATGGCTACAGGGTATGGAACAGACGACCCAGTATCTGCTGAAGAGTTTCAAACAAGAATTGACCTGGTGTATGCTGGTGTTAAAGACCAAATACCTGAAGTAGAAAAATTATTTAGAGAAAGATATAATATATCATTAGATGCACCTACTATTTTTGGTGCTTTAATTAATCCTAAAATACAAGATAAAGTATTAATTGGTGATATAGCTACATTACAATTACAAGCACAAGCAACATCTAGAGGATTTACTACATCATTTGCTAGATTCCAAGAATTAAGAAACTTAGGATTAACAACAGAAGCAGCTAAAGGTTTATATGAAGGAGCTGGTTCTTTTATATCTCAAGCAAAATCAATAGGAAGAGACCTTGACATATCAACATTAGAATCAGCAACAGTAGGTGACACAAGTTCACAACAAAGAATTGCTAGAATACAAGCAGAAATACAATCAAGTGGTGGTCTAAATATAGGAGCTGCAAAAAAAGGTGACGAAGTTATTGGACTTACTGAGAATTAGTGTATAATAGGTTTAGCGTTGCGTGGTCCGCTTAATAGACCTGCACTCAGCTTTCAGCGCCTACGTAGAAAGCTCGTATTAAAACCGTAGAGTAATGGACTTATAGCTTTTTAGCTACCAGAGCGTAAGTCAAGTGGTAAAGGTAGCACCACGGCAAGATGCCTATGGTCTTGTCTGATAGGTAAACACATAGTGGAGGTACAAATGGAAGAATTTGATGCACCTGGAGAACATGGTGTAAAACAAATGAGAGAAACAATTGATAGAAAAGATGATGCTATCAAAAAACTTGAGGCAGAACTAGCTTCTTATAAAGATAAGGAAATAGATAATGTCTTTGGTAAGTTAGGATTATCAACTGACAAAGGTTTCGGTAAAGCGTTAAAACAAGTGTATGACGGTCCTGTTAATACAGAAGCCGTTGCACAGTTTGCTAAAGATGAGTATGGTTTTGAACCTACTGGTATGGTTGAAGCAACACCACAAGCTGAACCAGAACAGGTAGTACAAGATGATGCTAGGTCTAGAGTAGCTGCACTTGATGCAAATTCTACATCAGATGTGCCTTTAAACGTCAACGAACAATTAGCACAAGTTCTAAAAGGAGCTTCAGTAAAAGATTCTCTTAGAGCAAAGCTAAACATTATGGATGACGTTAAAAACAATAAGTAAACGAATTTAATACGACACATACGGAGGTGTAATTATGGCAGTAATTAGCGGTTTAGACGCAACTACTCCAATTTATTCCCAGCAAATTAATAATTTTACTGGGGAACTTTTTCGTGTGGGTGGTCAAAGAACTCCTTTCTTATCTGCAACAGGTGGATTAAACGGAGGTAAGGTTTTACAATCTACCTTCTGGCAAATCCAAGCTGCTGATTCACATACAGTATCTTCTGAACCTACTAAAGGTCAAGAAGGTTCTACTCCTACTGAATATCTTGGTAGGGATAGAGTTGCATATACTAATGTGACACAGATATTCCATAAAGGTGTAAAGATGACCTACACAGCTATGGCAACATTCCAACATCAAAATACATTTACATTAGGAGCAGACGCTTATGCTGGTTCTGATGGAGATGGTACTAGTACAGCAGGAGCTGAACTCAGCTTAGCTGGCGGTAATCCAATTGTTGATGAATTTGCAGAGCAAATGTCTTTGGCACTTGAAAAAGTAGCTAGAGAAGTAGAATGGTTCGCATTCAACGGTACTTTCGCAGATGGAGCGCATGCTACACCTGGTTCAGGTACTAGAGAAATGCGTGGTCTTTCTGAATATTGTGCATTAAATGCTAACGCAGATAATGACACAGCTCCAACATTTGTTGGTGGTAACGTATACTACAACGATACAACTGGAGATGGTTCAGGAACAGACCAAGTTCTTTCCTGGGATGCTATTGCAAACTCTCTTAAGAGATTGTATGATGCACACGCACCAATGGTACAGCCAGTACTTTGCGTAAGTCCAAAACAATTATTGGACCTTAACAAAGAATTGCTAGCTGGTTCTGTTGGTATTACAGGTGCTATCCTTCCTAGAGATAGAAACCTTGCTGGTATTGATATTGACGTAATTGTCACACCATTTGGACAAATTGGTATGATGGTTATTGACCCTAATATCATTCCTGCAAATACTGCATTTATTGTAGACTTTGCTTTCATACAGCCAGTCTTCACAAATATCCCTGGATACGGAACAGTATTCGTAAGAGATATTGACCAAGATGCAAATGCTCAAGTTGCTAAAGGAATCTACATGGAGATGGGATATGACTTCGGTCCTCCTTCCTATCACCTTAAGATTACAGACGTAGCTTAAATAAATTTGAAGATTTGGGGGGAATCCACCTTCCTCCCATTTCTTCTGCTATAGTTAGGACAACATGCAATTATCAAAACAAGTTTTAATAGACGTTTCAGAAGACGCAAGTAACTCTACAGGAGTACAATGTGATGGTTTATTACTATCAGGTGTTGTATTTCCTGCAACTATGACAGGTACAACAATATCATTTGATTTCTCATTTGATGGAAGTAATTGGGTAGATGTAGTAGAAACTGATGGTACTGCTGTATCATACACAGTTACTGCTGGTGATGTAGTAAGAGTAGACCCTAGTGGTTGGGCTTTTGCTACAACTGGTTCTTTAAGAGTTACATCTGATGCAACTGAAGCAGCTGATAGAAAAATACAACTTATATTTAAAGCTAGTTAGGAGGCCTTGTGAGCAACACAATAGGTGACCTAGTAGATAGGGTATATAGAGAATACCTAGAACCTGTAGATAAAGTAGAATCATATTCTTATTTAACTGGCGGTATATCTGATTCAGATACAACAATAGCTTATGACGATAATTTATTTTCTGTTGAAGAAGAAGATGCTTTAGAAGCTGGTGCTATTGTAGAAGTTGGACAAGAATTAATGTATACAACTGCTGTTAATACAGTAGAAAATAACATTACAGTTAAACGTGGTCAACGTGGTACTACTGCTGCTGAACATCTTGCTGGAGCTATGATTAAAATAGCACCTGCATTTCCTCGTAAAAATGTATATGAGTCTGTATGTGACCAAATTAAAAATTTATATCCTACATTATTTGCTGTAGAAACTATCGAACTTACTGCTAGTACTGGTTATAAACTATTAGGTACACACGGTACTGATGGAGATAGTTATAACTATTTAGTAGCACCATTAAAAGCTATATCACAATATACAGATTGGCAATCAGGTTCTGACCAAACAGGACTTAAATATAATGGTGTAGCTATAGAAATGATTGACTTACCTAATCCATTTGTATATACAGATGATACATCAACAGAAAGAACTAAAACATATACAACAGGACCTGATGTTGTACACGCAGTACAATTTGTAGGTATATCAGCAGGTCATACTGTTTATGTAACATTTAAAAAGAAATTTATAGCTCCTACTGCAGAAACAAATACTTTAACTTCTGTAGGATTAGAAGAAGAATATGAACCAATTGTTATGACAGGTGTAGCTGCACAGTTAGTTGCAGGTAAAGATATATCTAAACTTAATACTTCATACATAACAGAACAACTAGAAAGTAGTACAAACCCTATAGGTAGTTCAAATAGTATTGGACAAAGTTTATTAAGATACCAACAATTATTAATACAACAAGCTAGAAGTAATTTAAGGTCTAAATACCCAGAACCAGTACAACTTAATAGCATACTTTACCCAACATAATGCCAAGAGTTGCAGACACTACAACAATATCTAATCCTAGAAGATATGGATATGATTTAAAAATAGATAATTTATTATTACGTACAGCTGTATCACCTGAACGACAAATGACTATACAATCCTCTGATGTACAATCAGGACAACAAGTTAATGTTAAACAAAATCCTGAAGACTTTACATCTAATTTAGGACGTATATATTCAAGAAATAATTTTAGTGCAGGACAAGGATTAGATACTGCACATAGAGCTGATGGTCAACCTGATGATGTAAATAGATTTTGGGATAGTAAAGGTGTTGATGTATTTCATGGTGATGATGAAACTTCTTATAATTTACATTTACTTTATACAACTGCTGCACAGAGTTTATCTTTTGCTGCAACAAATAATTATGTTACACAAACTACAAATGGTGATGTATATATAACAGATGGTACAACTATACACAAATATGATGGTACAAGTTGGTCTTCTATATCTGATTCAACATCAGGTGCAACACATAATTTTACAGGTATAGCTGCATTTGGTAATGGATTTTATGCTACTACTGCAAATGGTACATCTGGTTCGCAATTAATTAAATATGATGGTAGTACATATACAGTATTAACTACTGCTCAATCTAGTTCTGGTGGATTAACAGGTGTATGGTATGTAAAAAATAGACTATGGATTACAGGTAATGATGGTACAGCTGAATACATTTGGGAAAAAACTCCTTTTGATACATGGGATTCAGCTTGGTTAGCTGATGCAGATAGCATAGTAGAAGTAGAACCTACACATAGTTTTACAGGTATTGTTGATGGTGGTGCTGCAGTATTAGCTTCAAGTACAGATGGTACTATATATTCTTTTAAATTATCTGGAGAAGTATTTGTTAATCAAGGTCAAACAAAAATACCTTTTGAAGAAGTACATTCTATAGCAGCTGCTGAAGGTATTGTTTTTATTGGTACTAAAGAAGTATCTAGAAATGTAGGACGTTTATATAGATTAGAACTTGTTGCTGCAGATAATTTGTATGTATTAGCTAATAGACAATTAATAAAAGAATGGACAACAGCTGTTGATACAACACCTAAATCAATGTTTGTATCAAGAGATAGTGTATACGTAGGTGTAAAAGAAGATGATAATGAAGTAAATTTGTGGCGATACTATTTACCAACAGGTGGTATAGCTAGAGATTTACAAACAACAGGTAATGGTTTTGTACAAGGAATAGTACAGAGAGATGGTAAGTTTATAATTTCTGTTACAGGTAGTGATGCATATAAAGAAACATCTACATATGAATCTGAAGGTTATTTAGTATTATCTGCTGCAGATTTTTTTACAGCTGAATCTAAACAGTTTGTTGGTGCAGAAATATCTACAATTGCTTTAGATTCTAATACTTCTGTAGAGTTAAAATATACAACAAAATTTGAAGATTTAGATAATCCTGAAACAGCTACATATACTGAAGCTCTTACACAAGTATCTGGTACTGGTGATGTAGAAAAACAAATAGCAGAAGTATCTAGATATATAATTGGTAAAGTTGTTTTAAAATCAAGTGACGGTGTTAGTACACCTAAAGTAAAATCTGTGCAGTTTCGTGCATTAGCTAGACCAGAACTTGTAGTTGCACAAATACCTATCAATATTAGTGATAGAGTAGAAAGACCTGGTAGAACTCCTATAACAGTTAAAGGTTTAGGAGATGCATTATATTCTGCATTACGTGACAAAGAAGGTGATTCTATTACATTAGAGTTATTTCAACCTAAAGAAATTATACGTGGTGTTATTGAACAGATAACTTATCCAGTTATTTCTAATAATAATGTAGGAAGTGATACAACATTTGCTATAATAACTGTGCGTGGTACTAGACAGACTACACTTACTGATGTAACGTCTATACATGTACCAGGTATTGCAGCATTTGGTATAATGAGATACGGAGCATAATGGCAATAAGACAAACAAAAATAGTCAACTTTTATGAAAGCACACTAGCAGGACTTTTAGCTAGTGGTAGTTTTGCTACAACATTAACAGCTGCACCTACAACAGATGGTTCAACTGCTATATCAGCTAGTCCAGGTGATAGTACTACACATTATTTTTTAGTAGTTGACCCAGATAATTCATCTAATCGTGAAGTTATTTTAGTTGATAACTCAAGTGGAACAACTATTACTAATTGTGAAAGAGATAAAGAAGGTAGACATACTTCTCCACCTGACCATCAAATTGGAACAACTGTTCGAATGGCTGTATTAGCAGAACATTTTGTAGATGCTAATGATACAGCTGCTAATGCTAAAACTGTAGCTGATGCAGCATTACCTAAAGCAGGTGGAACTATGACAGGTACTGTAGATTTTGATGGACAAGAAGTAACACAACCTAAATTTGCTGGATATGAAGAAAAAGTATCAGACCTTGGTGCATTAACATCTGGTACTACAGATTGTGATTTAGAAGCTCACAATGTATTTGAAGCTGATATACAAGGAACTGTAACATTAAACTTGACAAATGTAGATAGTGCTTTATTAGAAAGTGCTACATTTATTTTAAATAATACTACTGGTACTGCTGCAGTATCTTGGCAAATAAATGGTGGAGCTAAAACACCTTTAACTCCTGGTGGTGCAGGTTATACTCAAACTGCATCTGGAACAGATATTGTAGGTGTTTTATGTTATGAAGGTAATTTGTATTTAAATTCATTAGTAGGATTTGCATAATGAGTATGTTGTTATTACTTAAAGAAGGTGGAAGTCTTGGTATAGATACTATTGGTAACTTACCTATAGATGAAGATATAGATTTATTGCCTGATACTGGTGGTGCTTCAGAACCAGGTGTTTCATTGTTATTATTAATAAAACATTTAGGAACTCAAGCATCACAACAAGAAGTAAACAATACTAATAATTGGATACATGCTATTACATTTGCAGATTCTACTTCTGAACAAGAGTATGGATTTTTGTATAAAGGTTTATAATGCCTTTAGGTGCATCAAGATTTGCTTTTAGTGGCGGTGTTGAATCATACGACCCTAATCTTGCATTTCTTGTAACAAGATTTTTTGGTGCTAAGATAGGTATAGTAGAAGATGACCCAGGAAACAAAGCATCATGGGTTATTGCTTTAGCTTTTGAGCAAGAAGCACTTTTACTAACAGATATATAGGAGATATATGGCTAATACATATAAGATACTAGGACAAGCTAATCCTGCGGCTACTACTGATACACCTGTTTATACAGTTGGTTCAGGAAAACAAGCTATTGTGTCATCTATTACTTTAGCTAATCTATCAGGCTCAGCTATTACTTATAGAGTAAGAGTTGCAGAAGATGGTGCAGCAGTAGATGATTCACAATATCTTGCAAAAGACAGTTCGCTTCCAGCTAATGACTCAGTTATTTTAACTGTTGGAGTTACATTAGATGCAAGTGATGTTATTGCAGTTTATGCTTCAGATACAAATCTTGCTTGTTCAGTATTCGGTGTTGAAATAGAATAGAGTAACTATGGGAGTATATAGAGTATCTTCTCAATTGAACTCTGGGCGTAAAGCTAAACGTTCTATTGGGTTTAAAGATGTAGTTACAGAATTTAATAGTAGTGGTACTTATAATGGAGCTTTAGGCATCCAAGAACACACTGTGCTTGTCGTAGGTGGAGGCGGCTCAGGTGGTAAATGGGGTGGCGGAGGCGGTGGCGGTGGCGGCCGTGTATTTGGTTCTTTTAAAATGACTAGAAATGAAAGTCATAATGTCAATATAGGTAACGGTGCTAACAACAACTCATCAGGTGCTGACCCTGTAGGAGGTAGAGGTGGTACTTCTGCTTTTGGTAACTCTAACGCAGGTGGAGGCGGTGGTGGTGGAGGCTGCTGCGGTTGGGGTGGAGAAGGTGGCAATGGTTCAAATGTTGGTTTAGTTACAACTACAATAGAAAATACTTACGGTGGTCGTAGTGGTGGTAATCAAATAAACTACGATAGAAGTAACTCTGGAGGTAGTGTTAGCCCTAATGAAACTAATGCTTTTGGTTCTACATATGGTTATGGTAGAGGCGGAGGTGGAGGTGCTTACAATGATTATCCAGGTGTAAACGCATCAGGTGGTGCTAATGCAGGTAACGGTAGCCAAAATGGTAATGGTAACTCTGCTACAGATGGTAATGGTTCTGGCGGTGGTGGTTCTGCTAGACATCAAAGCTCACCAGGTTCAGGTGGTAATGGTCGTGTATATGTTAAATATCTTGGAGATAGTTTGTAATGAAAATAGCTATCGTAGGTTCAGATAACATTGTAGATAACATTTTAGTATACGATAGTGTAGAAGCGGCAGAAGCTGCATTTCCTGATATGACTTGTATTCAAGAAACAGAATCTACTAATGCTGTTAATCCAGGATATACTTGGCATCCTGATGTACAAAAATTTTCATCTGTTAAACCTTTTCCTAGCTGGACATTATCTGATGATTACATTACATGGAATGCACCACAAGACCATCCTTTAGGTTCAATAGAAGCAGCTGAAGAAAATGGTGATATATATTATTGGGACGAAGCTGCATATGATGGTGGTGGACAAGGTTGGACTAGAGCAGGAGAAGGCGTAGAAATACCACAACCTGATAGGTAGGAGCAACTAGGTGGAAACAATTTATTGGTTTGTCTTAAACGCTAATGACTTACCTCCTTCAGAAACATATTTACCTGTACAAAGATATAATGAAGATACATTTGGCTGTCCTCAAATGGTTAAATATAATCAACATAGAGCATATATAGAAAGTCCTGTATCGTTTGAGCTACGAAATAATGAATTATATGTAGAAAAAGAAATGCCTCGTATGTTTGACATAATGCATACAGGACATAAAGTAATGCAAATGCCTTATTGTTTTCTTACAAAAAATAAAAACATTAAATTATTTTTACAAAATATATCTACATTAGAAATGACAGAAGGCATTATACCTATAGGTAAATATCCTAGAATTATAAATTATACATTTAAAGGTAGTGGCAAAGTTAATCAAGGTGACCCTATTATACAAGTGTTGTTTAACGAACCTGTAAAATTAATACATATAGTACCTAATGAAAGTATATTAAATTTTGTACAATCAACATATCAAATATCCCATTACAAAAATAATATTACTAAAATATTTAATAGAACTTCTATTGCTTACCCAAGAAAAGAGTTAGATAAATGTCAAAAAAGATAACAATATTAGGTAAAGGAACTGCAGGTAGTATTGCTGCTGCACACTTTTCACATTATACAGAAGATGAAATAGAAGTTATATACGATAGCAATATACCTGAGGCTGCAGTAGGAGAAGGTTCACAATTATCTTTGCCTAAATTACTAACAAACATATTTAATTTATCTTGGCTTGAGTTATCTAAAATAAATTACAATGCTAAACAAGGTATCATGTATCAAAACTGGGGTGCAAATAATTACTTTCACAATTTTCCTATACCTGAAAGTGCTTGGCATTTTAATGCATTAGGCTTACAAAATTTTATAAAAGAAAAAATTGAACATAAAGTTAATTACATAGATAAACATATAAAAAATGTAAATGAATTAGATACTGATTATGTAATTGATTGTAGAGGTAAACCTACTATGGATGACAGGTTTGCAATACAACATGATATGGTTATTAACTCAGCTTATGTAGTTCAATGTCCATGGGATTATCCTAAAATACAATATACATTAGCTATAGCTAGACCTTATGGTTGGGTATTTGGTGTTCCATTATCTAATAGATTGTCATTAGGTTATATGTATAATGATAAATTTAATACTGTTGATGAAATTAAAAAAGATATAGAAGAAGTTCTAAACCTATTAGAAGAAGAAGCAGACGGTAAAATAAATAATCTTTCATTTAATAATTATAAATTAAAACAAAACTATAGTGAGTATCAATCACATAATGGCAACGCATCATTTTTTTTAGAACCATTAGAAGCTACTTCTATTGAAACTATTGACTTTATTAACAGACAAACATATGACCTTATATACAACGGACACTCTATAGATTATGAACAACAAAAATTAGACATGTGGTTTGATGAAACAAATGTAATAATTATGTTACATTATGCAGCAGGTAGTAAGTTTGATACACCTTTCTGGAAACATGCTGTAAAAAAAGGTTGGAATTGTTTAGACAATGCACCTATTACATTTATAGAACAAGTACAGAATATACAAAGATATCTTGATAGACAAATAAGTACTAATGAATTAGGAATATTTGGTGCAGGTTGGGGTTTAAGAAACCAAGCAGAAAATCTTATAGGATTAGGTATATACGATAAACTTATAGAAAGGATTAAAGTTGCAAATTAGTTTAAAACCATTAACACCAGAGTTTAATTATTTATTAGACACACATACACCAGTCAATGCAAATAGAATGCTACCTGATTGGTGGAAGAAAATGAAAAGATTTCATGACCCTATGATGCCTGAAGAAGCAGGTAATATAAAGAATTGTCCTGCTGTTAGAGATATATTAACGCAAGGTATTGTAGTTCCTGCATGGACATGGATTAAATTTAATCAAACTAAAAATGGTTTAGTTGTAACAAGTGGACATGATGGTCAAATAGAAGGTTGGGAAGTTACAGGACATCATACACAAAATCAAATAGAAAACACAAGTGTTACTGAATTATTAATAGGAGGTGCAATTAAACTTAATTGTCCTTGGTTAATTAAGACTGAAGAAAATATACAAACAATGTTCTTTGACCCTTTCTATAACGAAAAAGATAGACCATTTAGATTATTACCTGGCGTTGTTAGAACAGATGTTTATCATAATATAAATTTTCCTATGGAAATATATCCAAGATTAGATATAGGAGATATGTTAATTATAGAAGAAGGAACTCCATTAATAACTTTGCTACCTGTAGCTGTAGATAAAGTTAAATTAAATTTAGAAGAACAAACAAGTAGAGATGATTGGCATATAGAAGGTAATAGATTATTAAGTTACAGGTCAGAAAGATATGACCAAGTAGTAAAAAATCATGATGATATGCTATAATCCAATTTATGGATTTTCTAGTTGTATTTATTTTAGGTTATTGTATAAGAGATATAGTGTCTTACATTAAACATTTAGTTAATTACGAACAATATACCTATGAATGGGACACTGAGTTTGAAGAATGGACTGGTGATGACCTCCCATAACGGCAACGGCTTTACTCAAAAAGAAATGTTAAATCTTATATTGGAAGGACAACAAGACATTAATAAACGCATTGATGAACTGCACGAAAAAGTTAATCAGAAATTATCAAGACAAGAATTAACTGGGTGGTTAGTTGCTATATCTGCATTAGTAGTACTAATCAACAGTGTTATATAAAATAGGTTTAGTCCTTCTTTTATTGTTGCTGTCACTACCAGCATATGCATATCATACTGAAACACAAACACCTTATGATAGTAGTATTTCTATTAACTCCAATGATGGAAGTATTACAGTTAGTTGGCAAGAAAGTGATGGTTACGAAGATAATCCACCAGAATACTATATAGTTTATATAGGACTTACTGAATCTGCTGATGATGTATCAATACAAACTACGTTTGGTTTTACAGAAGCATTAACTTGGCGTAGTCATACATTTACAGCAGAGTATTTATATACTAATTTGTCTGTAGATAATCAAAACATATATTCTAAAGTTAAAGCATTTCACGATACTAATGGTACAACTAGCGACTTTACACCAGTTAAAAGTGTATTATATGATTATGATTATGTACCTACTTCAACGACATCTAGTTCGACAACAAGCTCTACCACCACGTCTACGACTACTACATCGACTACGACTACGACTACATTACCTAAAGCGAAAGATGTGGTCGAAGATAACATTACTACGTATCTTGCTTGGGACGAATATGGATGTCCACATCCGAACAATCCGTTATCGTATAAACAGTATCTGGAAGCGATAGAAAGTGGAAAGTGGTTTGGTTATATTCCTGATGATTGTAACAATAAACCTATTGTGGTCGAAGTTCCTGAAGAAGTTGTAGATGAGTTGGACGAAGAGATACCTGGAGATGACACCCTTACAGAGGAAGATATTCTCATTGAAGAGGAAGTACCTAAGCTCACGGAAGAAGAAATAGCTGCTATTGAAGCAGAAATTAAAGCTGAGGAAGAACGTCTCCTTCAAGAGCAACTTGATGCTGAAAAAAAAGAAGAAATCTTATTAGAACTTGAAGATACTCCTATTGTGGAAAATCTATCTGAAGAAGAAGTTATTGAACTTGTTGAAGTTATTAAAGAGATTGAAGAAACTATAGAAGTTATTGAAATAGAAGAAGAAGTTATTGAGCTAGATATATCTGATGATATAATATTAGTTGTAGAGGAGGAAGTTGAAGAAGAAATTAATATTGTTGAGACCGAAGTTTTACCTGAAACTAATGAGGAGATTTTGGTTGAGCCAGTACAGGAAATTATTGAAGAAAAACCTGTAGAGGAATTTACTGAAGAAGATATAGAGATAGTTCAAGAAGTAGTTAATGATGCAATATCTAATGTTGAAGAACTTACAGAGGAGCAAGTTGAAGTTGTTGCTGATGTATTACAAGTTGAAACTGAAGACGTTGCTATTATTGCAGAGGCTGTTAAATCAGATACTGTAGTAGCAGAAGCTGTAGAAGAATACGTGGAAAGAGCTGTAGAAAATGCAGACGTAGAAGATTACACCCTAGCTGATGTTGTTACAGAAATACAATTTGAAAACTTTTTAGAGAATCCAATAGAAGTATTAGTAGATTTTGACACTATTGACATTACAACTATTGGTGATGATATGACACAAGACCAAAGAGAAAAAGCACAAGAAGTTGTAGTCCCAGTTATTTTGACTAGAATAGCTACTATGGCGGCTTTCGTATTTAGGAAAACATTATGATTAAAAAAATATGGAATTGGTTTATAGAGATAATTAAAGAAACATTAAATTTGTCATGGACACTTGTAGGTCTTGTCATTGCTACGTTAACACTTACTGGTTCAGCACAACAAATTACAGGATTAGCTACTATAATTACATTAGCTGTATGGTTATTAACCATAGGCTTTAGAAAAGATAAACCACAAGGTGGTACAAAGAAAGTTAGTAGATAATGTGTATGGTTAAAACTAAAGAAGACGGTTCATTTGTACAAATATGTGATTGCAAATACGGTAATTGTAAGGAGATATAATGTCACACGAAGCTAGAAGAGCATCAATGTTAAAAAAATATGGACTTAGCGGTGTAAACAAACCTAAACGTACACCTAGTCATAAGACTAAATCACATATGGTATTAGCACAAGAAGGCCACGAACTTAAATTAATTAGATTTGGTGAACAAGGTGCAAAAACTGCAGGAAAAAAACAAGATGCTAAATCTAAAGCAAAGCGTAAATCTTTTAAAGCTAGACATGCTTCTAATATTAAAAAAGGAAAAATGTCTGCAGCTTATTGGGCAGATAAGGTTAAGTGGTAAAATGGCTAAAACAGTTAGTTGGAAGTGGGGTGGCAAAACATATAAGGGTACAGTAATTAGAACTACTAAAACTCATATATTTGCTAGAACACACAATGGTAAAGTTAAAAAGATTAAGAAAACATAATGGCGTTACCTGGAGCATACGTTGTCAATAGCCCTGAGTCTGGAAAGTACTGCAATAATTGTTTGCATTACAGTAATAATTATTGTACTAAATTTAATGAAGAAGTAGCACCATATGGTTGGTGTAAAGTATGGAAAGGATATGAAATATGAAGTATGAAGTATTAAGAATTAGTAGTGGTAAAGACTCTACATCAGGAATGTTATTTGAAATTGTAAATAATAAACGTACATTTTTAGCATATACATTAGAAGACGAACAACGTGATGTAAAAGTCTGGGGTGAAACACGTATACCTGCTGGTACATATAAACTTAAACTACGTACTGAAGGTGGATTTCATAATAGATATAAAACTAAATACGCTTCTATGCATAAAGGTATGATATGGGTACAAGATGTACCAGGTTTTGAATACATACTATGGCATACAGGTAATACTGATGAGCATACAGCAGGTTGTTTAATACTGGGTAACACACAAACTAATAATCGTATAGCTAAAGATGGGTTTATTGGTAGCAGTGTTGATGCATACAAGTTTGTATATCCACGTGTAGCTTCAGCTATAGAATCTGGACAAGATGTTGAAGTTACATACATAGATTATGATGGAAATATTAAAGAATTATCTAACAAATCTACTGATGATGTAGTGCTTACAAGCACTGTTATGGAAAAATTGCAAGAGATAAGTGGCGAAGTTCAAACTTTGTCTGCTAAACTAGACCGCAGGAGAATTACATGATAGGTAAATTTAAAAAAGGTTCAGCTAGTATTTATGATGATGTTAGTGGTTTAGGTGAAGGATATGAAGAAGGTCCTGATTTAACACCTACAGGTGGTGAAGACTATGACCCTTTAGCTAAAGCTACTAAAAGTGAAAGACAACGTCAGATATTAAATATGATTGACAATAAACCTAATACTTTTTTAGATGAATTGCCTAATAGTATTTCTTCAGGTGGACAAGACTTTAGTCAAGTAATTCCTTATGGTCCTAAAGAAAGCAGTGATTATCCAGCTGAATGGGAACGTGTAGCTTTTGAAACAGAACAAAGTAAACAATTATCTTCTAGACAAATGGAGTTAGACACATTAAAAAAGATGGCGTCTAATGTTGATGCAAGTTTAGTAGACGAACCTATGACTGTATCAAGAAATCCAAAACCAATTGTATCTACAGGAGACCCTGTATTAGATAAAATTAGAAAAGAAAATGCACAATTAGATTTTGAATATGAAACTAAAAAAAATATGCGTACAGGTGGAGGTAAAGAACTTATAACTAATCCTGAATTTTTTAATCCAGATGGTACTGCTAAAACATACAGAGCGTATTACGAAGAAAAAATTATAGATTTAGAACTTGATATTGAAATGGAAAAACAAGTTATGGGTGATTCTTATGAAAAAATTTCTAGAGGTGCTGCATATGATTTAGCTACAAAAGGTATGAATTTAGATGACATTGATAAACATTTAGCTACAGAACTATCAGACAAAGAAGCAAAGATTAAAACATCTAAATCATCTACATTACCTATAACCTCTGTAGGAGATAGAGGAAAACCTAAAGATGCAACATATGAAGAAGGTGATATAGGTAGACCTAGACAAGATTTAGGTGCGCCATTAAATCAAGTATCTAAAGGTACTGCAGAAACTGGTGATATATTTTCAGGTAAAGGTACCTATATGAGATTTGATAAAGACATTGAAAAAGCTGGTGTAAAAGAACATTTTAAAAATGTAGCTAAGAAAAATTTTCAAAGTGCTTTAGATAAAGAAATAGCTTTAGTTACTGATGGTTTTAAACCTAGCAAAAAATCTAAAAAATCTATTCCTGAACAAATAGAAACTAAAGCTAGAGCTAATTTAAATGCAAAAGATATTACAGAAGCTAAAC